CGCTGCGGGTTTACGACGTTGGCTGATGTCGTGGCTCAGCAGGGTGGCGACCTTGAGGATCTGATGCAGCAGCGCCGCCGCGAGCTGGACATGGCCGAAGCGTTGGATTTGGCGTTTGATACAGATCCGCACGAAACGATGGAGAACGGCGAGCCGCAGCCGGAGGACATCGAGGAAGACGCGGCAGAAGAAACGCCAACCTGATAAAATTCCTCTATGCAATCGGGTGAAACGATGGAAAAACTTGAATTGCCGGTCCTGACGCGGGCGGCGTCCACGGAAGCTATTACCATTGACGCAGAGTCGCGCACAATGGAGTTTCCGTTTTCGAGTGAGCTTCCTGTCGAGCGTTGGTTTGGCGATGAAGTGCTGTCGCACAACGCTGGCGCTGCGGATCTCAAGCGGCTGAACGATGGCGCTCCGCTGCTGTTCAATCACAACATGGACGAGATCGTCGGTGTTGTCGAGCGTGCCTGGATTGACAAAGACAAGCGCGGATACGCCAAGGTACGGTTTGCCAAGACTGCTCGAGCCGACGAGGTGATGGGCCTGGTCAACGATGGCATTCTGCGCAATGTGTCGTTTGGCTATCGCATCATGGACATGGTCGAGAGCAAGAAATCCGGCCAGTCAACGTACACGGCGACAAGTTGGGAAGCCTATGAGGTTTCAGTGGTCACCATTCCTGCCGATCCAACAGTCGGGATCGGCCGGGCGGAGGCCAATGAGAAGCGCGCGGTCAATCTGACGCGCGAGGATCCACCGGCACAGCCTGCCGAAACCACCAATGAGGACACTATGTCTGAGCAAACCGTCGATATCCAGACGATTGCGACGCAGGCTGCAGAAGCCGAACGGTCGCGTATCGCCTCTATCTCCGCGCTGGGCGAGCGCTTCAAGCAGCAAGACCTCGCGCGAACCTTGATTGATTCTGGCAAGAGCCTTGACGAGGCCCGCGCCGCTATTCTGGAGAGCATTTCCGTGGAACAGAAACCTGTCACTGGTACTGAAACCGACATCGGCCTCACGCAGAAAGAGGTTCGTGAGTATTCCTTCCTCCGCGCCATGAACGCGCTGGCCAACCCCGGCGACCGCGCTGCATGGGAAGCTGCTGCGTTTGAGCGTGAGGTGTCTGAGGCCGGTGCCAAAGCTGCCGGCAAGTCGAGCCGCGGCATCTTCGTGCCCAGCGAGATCCTGCGCAACAAGCGTGACCTGACTGCTGGCACCAACAACGCTGGTGGCTTCACTGTCGCCACCGACCTGTTGGCCGCTTCGTTCATCGAGATGCTGCGCAACCGCGCGGTGGTGATGCGTTCTGGCGCGACCATGCTGTCTGGCCTGGTGGGCAATGTGGCGATCCCTAAGCAGTCTGCTGCGGCGACCGCGTACTGGGTGGCTGAGAACTCGGCTCCGACCGAGTCGCAGCAGACCCTAGCGCAGGTGACGATGAACCCGAAGACGGTCGGTGCGTGGACGGATATCAGCCGCCGCTTGCTGAACCAGTCGTCGATCGACGTTGAGGCAATGGTTCGCCGCGACCTGTCGTCAGTTATCGCGCTTGCGATTGATGCGGCTGCGCTGTACGGCTCTGGTTCTAGCAACCAGCCGACCGGTATCAAAAACCAGACTGGCGTCAACACCAAGGACTTCGCTGCGACTAACCCGACGTTTGCGGAGTTGGTGGCGATGGAGACCGAGGTTGCGACCGACAACGCCGATATCGGCACGATGGTCTACCTGTTCAACCCGGCGCAGCGCGGTGCTCTGAAGACCACCGAGAAAGCGACCAACACGGCTCAGTTCGTGTGGGAGCCTGGCAACACGGTCAACGGCTATCGCACTGAGACCTCGAACCAGGTGACCGCCGGCGACGTGTTCTTTGGCAACTTTGCTGACCTGCTCATCGGCATGTGGGCTGGCCTTGACCTGATGGTTGATCCGTACTCCGGTTCGACCGCCGGCACGGTCCGCGTCGTGGCGCTGCAGGACATCGACATTGCGGTTCGCAATGCAGTGTCCTTCTGCTACGGCGACGCTGACATCGCCTGATAGTCGAAAAGACTAGGCGGGCCGGGGGAAACCTCGGCCCGTTTCGCATGCGCGTCTTGATTCTCAGCACGACGATGGCAGATGGAAGGCTGGTCAAGGCCGGCACTCAGCAGGAGATATCTGACGCTGATGCTGAGATTTTGATTGAGGTGGGCAAGGCTCGCTTAATCACGCAAGCCAAGCCTGAAGTGGTGCAACCGCAGAAACGCAGAGGCCGTAAGCGTGGCGCTCAGTGAGAATCTGGACGTGTTCCTGCAGACCACCGAGTTCGCGGTGGCTGTCACTAATGGCACGACTGCGACCACCGGCATTTTGGATATGCCCAGCGAGATCATCGCGGGCAACATGATCATCAGCACTGATTACGCGCTGACGATCAAAGCGAGCGTCTATCCATCGCTGGGCTACGGCAGTTCGCTGACCGTGGCTGGCGTTGCATACACGGTTCGAGAGGTGCGCCTGCAAGATGATGGCGCATTCAAAGTGGTCTACTTGCAGAAGGTCTGAGGATGGCCGGTGAGACACTGGACCTCAACTTCACGACAGGCGTTTATAGGATCTGGATGGTGAGCAGAAGAGAACAGATCCTTGCCCGCATTGCCCTGCTGTTGACGCCAACGATCAACGTGAGCGGTCGCGTGTATCGCAGCCGGGTTGAGCCTTTGGCCCGCAACGAATCGCCTGCGATCGTTGTTGAACCATCGGCCGACAACGCCGAGCAGGACACGCTGGGCACACTGCAGTGGACCATGATCGTGCGCGTCTCGGTAATCGTCCGAGGTGCAGTGCCAGACCAGATCGCGGATCCGATCATTATGGACGTGCACGAGCGCCTGCTGGTGGACACCACGTTGGGCGGCTACGTCACCGACATTGTGCCTGGCGCGACGAGCTGGGAATCATTGGAAGCAGATCAACCGGCGGGTGTGGTATCGGTTGAATATACCGTCACATACCGCACCACCCTCAATGCTCTGAGTTAAAATTCGCATACTGATAGCGAGGTCATCATGCCTTTGTTGAGCCGCAAGCGAGTGATCCTCGCAAAAACCGAAGTCACCTACGGCACGGATCCGACGCCGACCGGGGCCGCAAATGCGGTCCTTGTGCGGAACCTGTCGATCACGCCGCAGAATTCCGAGATCGTCGGCCGCGACCTGGTCCGTCCGTACCTGGGCGCCAGCGAGCAGCTGGTGGCCGGAGCGCATGTGACCTGCGAGTTCGAGGTCGAGGTCGCCGGATCCGGCACCGCTGGCACGGCTCCGGCTTACGGCCCGCTGCTCCTCGCGTGTGGTATGGCCGCAACGACTTCGGCGGGCGTGTCGGTGACCTATGCGCCGGTCTCTGCCTCATTCGGGTCGGTGACGATCTACTACAACGTCGACGGCGTGCTCCACAAGGTGACCGGCGCTCGCGGCAATGTGCAGATCAGCCTGCAGGTGGGCCAGATCCCGGTGTATCGGTTCAGCTTCACGGGCCTGTACAACGCGCCGACCGACACGGCTCTGCCCAGCCCGACGTACACCGCGTTCCAGACGCCGCTCGCGGCCAACTCGGACAACACGACCGGGTTCCAGCTGCACTCGTACTCAGGCGCGATGCAGTCGGCCGAGATCAACTTCGGCAACGCGGTGAATTACCGCATGCTGGTGGGCGCCGAGGACGTTCTGATGACGGATCGCCAGGTGAGCGGCACTGTGGTGCTTGAGGCTCCGACGATCGCCGGCAAGGACTACTTCGCGGCCGCTCTGGCCACGACGATCGGCAACTTCCAGGTGACGCACGGCACCGTCGCAGGCAACCGGGTGCAGGTCACCTCGAGCCGGGTCTCGCTTGGACCGCCGACGTACCAGGACGCGAACGGCATTCATATGCTGAGCGTGCCGATGACCTTCGTGCCGAGCACGGCGGGCAATGACGAAATCTCGATCGTGGTGAGCTGATCATGGCGACATACCTATTCTCGGCACGCACGACCAACGGCAACAGCTCGGCGCTGTCGCACCCTGGCGGCCCGACGCTGTTGATCGTGCGCGGCACGTTCGACGGCGCCACCGTCAAGATCCAGGTGTCCGACGACGGCACGAACTGGGTCGATCTGCAATATGCCTCTTTCACGGCCGCGACGGCCGTGATCATGGACCTGCCGATCAATACTTTGATCCGCGCCAACGTCGCGGGCGCCGGCGCCGGGACCAGCATTACCGTGGCGATCTAAGATGATCCGCGCCGCCATCCGGGCCGCAATCGCGGCCGTTTTGTCATCCGCGATAGGTCGCGCTCAGTACACCGGCCAGACGCTGGACCTGGACTTTACGACTGAGACGTACCGCATAGAGGTCTGACATGAGCCTGGTATCTAAAGCATTCTCCGACATCGTTACGTTCTCGCGGTCGAGCAACGCCACCAGGGTCGGGCCGACGGGGCTGGTGGAGTATGCGCCGCACAATCTGCTGCTGAGGTCGCAGGAGTTCGATAACGCGAGTTGGATTAAAACAAACAGCGGCGGTGGATCTGCACCTGTTGTTACAGCCAACGCAGCAACCGCGCCTGACGGAACCGTAACGGCAGATCAAGTGGTGTTTGCTGCCCCGGTATCTGGAGATCAGTCACTTATCTATCAAGCCCCATCGACATCTGCTGGAACATATACCGGATCGTTTTACATTAAAGCATCAACGGCAGCAGACGTTGGCAAGATTATCGGTTTTCGTCATGTACAAGGAAGCGGTTACCTGTTTGTCACTCTGACGAACTCTTGGGTTCGAGTAACGTTAACTGAAGCAAGATTGACAGATAATTTTGAGATTATCTTGCGTCCTGCTCTTGGTACGTCATCTGGCACAGTAACGATTCATCTCTGGGGCGCCCAACTCTCCGTCGGCCCCTACGCTCTTGACTACACGCCCACCACCAGCGCCGCAGTCTACGGCCCGCGGTTTGACTACAACCCGGTGACGCTGGCGGCTAGGGGGTTGCTGGTGGAGGAGCAGAGGACGAATCTGCTGACGTACAGCGAAGATATCACTCAGTGGAGTGTCGCTGGCGGATCGCGAAGTTCTAACACAGCAGTATCGCCTGACGGCCAGACAACCGCCGATACTTATACTCAGTCGTCAGGTGGAGACTATTTATATCACAGTGCAGCTATTTCAAGCAGTACAACGTATACGCTTTCTGTGTTTTTAAAAGCAGGCACTAAAACTACCGCTCGACTTTGGTATGCGACTGGTGGAATTGGGACTTATGTGTTTATTGACATAAATCTTTCTGCTGGAACCATTGGATCTGTTAGTTCTGGTGGCGGAGCAACTGCTGCGGCTGCAAGCATTCAAGCATTTGGTAACGGATGGTATCGAGTTGCGCTAACCGGCAATCTTGGGGCCAACACGGTTGGATACCTTGTTTTAGGCAATGATTCAACCAGTGGCGGCGTTTACATCTGGGGCGCCCAACTCGAAGCCGGATCCTTCGCCACGTCGTACTTACCCACCCTCGCCTCCTCCGTCACCCGCAGCGCGGATGTTGCGAGTGTGAATACGTTGTCGCCGTGGTTTAACGCGACTGAGGGGACGTTGTTTATAGAAGCAAACATGCAGGACGCAGCAGGTGCAGGCATAAATTACGGTTTTGCGTCTTTTAATGACGGATCAGTAAATAATGAAATGCTGTTCTATAAATCATCCGGCGGCGCTCCAGCAGACGCGCGGTTTGCAACTGTTGTAAGCGGATCGCTTCAAGGTGACATTGATTCTGGCCTAAATCTGCAAGACAATGTTGTTTTCAAAATAGCTGGTTGCTTTAAATTGAATGACTTTGCAGTTTCTGCAAATGGGTTGTCGGTGCAAACAGACACAGTTTCGCAAGTGCCAACTGTGAATAATTTACAAATTGCATCAAGCCGTTTTGCCGGCGTTTTGAATGGCCACGTTCGTCGACTCGCCTACTACCCCCGCCGCCTGACCAACGCCGAGCTGCAAGCTCTGACCGCGTGAGGACACCATGCTTGACGATCTCCCACTGACCCCTCCCGTGCCGCTCTGGAACGACCTGATGCTGCGGTTCGCCTCGGAACAAGAAGCCACCGAGCAACTTGCCGCCGCTGGGCTCCTTATCGAGACGCAGGCGATTCTCGACGCCGAAGGCGCCATCCTGTCGCCCGCAGGCCACGCACCCGCACCCGGCGCCACGATCGACACGGTGGGCGTGATCTACAAGCCGACCGGCGAGACGATTGAGACCGACATGGGCGAGCAGCCCGAGATGGCACCGATCGAAGGCTGGCACGTTAACGTGCGCCTGGCGGCCGATCACCTCGTGCCGGAGCTGGACGCCTTCAAGGTCACACCGGCAAACCCTGTAAGGATCTGGGCCTGATCAACACAATTGGGGTAAAACGTGGCCGCATACGAGGTTTTAGCTTTAAACACAGCAGTCCCGCAGATTCAAGCCGCACAAGCAGGCGACAGCTATGTCATGGTGGTGAACGCCACCACTCCAGCACTCAGGATCACGCAGACGGGTACTGGCGATTCCATTCTGGTGGAGGATGCAGCTAACCCGGACAGCAGCCCGTTTGTGGTGAGTGCAGCGGGGGATGTTGGGATTGGGACGAATGCGCCTGCCAATAAGCTGCACGTCAACTCTGGTGCGTCAACCACTGCCGCGCTGATTGAAAGCACAGGCACAAGCGTATTTGCTGGACTGAAAAACTCAGGCTCTATCGCCTACATTGGCTCGGACAATACTGGCGCGTTTCTGGTTCAAACACCCGGCAGCGGCTTTAGTACAAAATTGACTGTTGACATCTCCGGCAACGTCGGGATTGGGACGACTTCGTCGGGGTATAAGTTGGAAGTAAACGGCGGTTCATCTGATGCTATGTCGCTGTTTAACAGCACGAATGCAAACGGCGCACATCTGCGTTTTGCTGCGTCCGGAACGGTGAAGAGCTATATCGGTGGCGCACCGGG